AAATATAGTACCCACACCCCTTAGGGTAGGGGAGTACAGCAATTTTTACAATGTAAATAGCAACATATACAATTTAGTGTATGGTATAATATAGACAATGAAAGAAACAAGAAAGGGGTTGTTCCAATGAAAAAAGAAATCACTATTAAAATCACTTTAACCGATGGTAACATTACTCTTGATGGTGAGAACCTGACAGGCCTTGCTGAGGATGACATCATCGACAGTATTAAGATGCTTGTTAGTCTTGCAAAGACTCTGGGCATTTTATGGGAAGGAGACTCTACAAATGGAAATGCGTAAATTCATTATCGAGATTCACCCGGGCGGCAAATTGACGTGGTGCGAGTATGAGGACCCCAAGGAGGCTACCAGAGCAGCAAACGACCGGGCATGGTTGGCCGGTTATCTGCAAGCCCTTAAGCATTGTGAAGATCAGGTAGAGTACTTAAAGAACTTTAAAGGTATTTGCCGCTCATCCGATCTTATGTACCAGGGGGCCGAATCCGTTCGTTATGCGGTGTTATCGGCCTATCGTAAATACATTAACAAAAAATAAGTCGAAACGGCCCTCCGGGCCGTCTACCGGGACCGCCCGCCCGGTATTGATAATGACAGGGCACAGAATGAAAGGAGTTAATATCATGGATTTCCGTAACAGAAAGAGCGCAACCAACAAGAGCACCAGCAAGCGCACCAGCAAAACAAATAAGACCTTTGTTAAGTTGGCAGAAGTTGAGGGGGCTTTGCAGATTGAAGATGGTGAAATGTGGATGAAATCCTCCAAGGATGAGGCTTGGGCGCCGGGGGTAACTATCAACATCGACGAAAACAACGTTATTTCCGACTGGGTGAGAAAAATCACCTTGCGCAATGTTGAGCTGACTGTTGAGGAGAACGAGAGGGGCTATCCCGAGCTCATCATTTCCGGCCAGAGTGTGGCCGATGATACGGTGAATCTACCGTTATAATCGGTGGGCGGCCATAGGCCGCCCTTATTTATTATAGGAGGCCCCATGAAAAGTAAAGATAATAGAGTGTCCTTGCTTAACTGCGACGATTCTTCGATCTACCTCGCAACGGCCATTGTATATAGTGGAGTCACAGAAAAAGATGTTAAGTTTTTCCGCTCTGAATGGGCCAAAATCATTTTCAACGGATTGGGCATCGAAGCGGACCCTCTGGACTGGTATTATATGATTTTAGATAGAAAGGAGTGCGAAAAGCATGGCAGTAGGCGCAGCTAAAGCAAGTGCAACCCTTAAATACAGTGTCGAGTTGTATACACCCTATGCCTTGGAGTCTTGGCCAGATAATCAGATGCGCAAAGAATACACCCGACTGCGTGACATTGCGCAGAAGCGTATTAAGCGCCTATCAAAAGACCCAATCAGCGGCACCAGCGACGTTTATAAAGAATTTGCCGGAGGTTTCCCAACCCTAAAGGCAATGCAAGGAGACCGTAAAGCATTGGAACAGGCGCTCGCGGATGTAGCGCGTTTTGTGCGTTCTAAAGGTTCCACCGTTGGCGGTGCACGTGAAGAATTTACGCAAAAAATGAAAGTGGGCGGTATTGATACTGCTGACGTGCCCGAAGATCAATATACTGCCCTGTCGGAGTGGTGGGAGATCGTGAAAGCATCGGGCGTTTACTACTATCCATCCGACCAGCCGGTTATGTACTGGCGCGAAACAGGCGGCTACAATGTCAGTATCGACGATTTTGTAAAGTGGCAGCAAGGCGAGGTTACCTATGGTAAAGAATGGGACTACAGCGACGGCAGCAGTTCCGCCGACCTGCGCGGAGGTTTTGGCGGAGGCTTGTAATTATAACCCTGTCCCGTGGCTTATGGAGCATTTAGACCGCAAACACACAAAAGGCAAGAAACGCAAAACAAACAAGAAGCGCTTATATGTGAATATGCCGTGTGCGTTTGATATTGAGACTTCCCGAGTATGTGTTGATGCGGACGGAAATCCCCACACCATTATGTATATTTGGCAGTGTCAACTCGGCTTGGATATAACCATTATTGGCAGGACGTGGAACGAATGGTTGCACTTTACAAGCATCATCAGCGATTACTTGCAAGCAAACAGCGGCCCGCAAGGTGATTGGTTTCTGTGTATGTACGTTCACAATCTTGCACATGAATTTCAATATTTGTCGGGTGTTCTGGATTTTGGCCCGGGTGATGTGTTCGCCAGCAAACCCCGTAGGGTCTTAAAATGCGACAATCGCGCTATTGAGTACCGATGCAGTATGCGGCACAGCAATTTGTCCCTTGATGCCTGGGGCAAACAGCTTGGCGCCCCTCATGCCAAATTGACGGGGGCACTTGATTATTCAAAGGTTCGCTACCCATGGACGCCTTTAACGTCTACAGAATTAGCGTATTGTGTCAATGATGTTCGGTGTATTGTGGAGTGCCTGTTAATCGAGATGAACCGAGATGGGGACGACCTCTATACTTTGCCGTTGACGCGTACCGGTTATGTCAGACGAATGGCCCGAGAAGCAATGTATAAATGGGGCATTAAACGGGTCAAGCGCCTTTTGCCGTCATGGGACCTTTACCAGATGTTGCGGGAGGCGTTCCGAGGTGGTGACACGCACGCCAACCGCTATTATGTGGGGTTACATTTGGAAAACGTCGGTTCCGTGGATATGTCGAGCGCGTACCCTGCCGTACAATGCGAATGTTATTTTCCTATGACTCCATTTAGGCAGGAACTGCCCACCGTAGAGCGTTTGATGCAATGTATGAGGCACGGCAAGGCGTGTCTGATGCGCTTGCAAGTGAAAGGTTTGCGTCAGCGTTTCAAGTGGTGGGGGTTCCCATATATCCCCCTTGCGAAGGTTCGGCATTGTGAAGGATACATTAACGACAATGGACGTCTGCTGTCTGCTGACCATTTAGAGATCACCATTACCGATATAGATTTTAGAATCATTGCCAAAGAATATGACTGGGACGCCCTTAACGTTCTGAACCTGTACACGTCCGATTATGGCAAACTGCCAAAGCCCTTGACGGATTGTGTAAAAGAGAGCTATACCGGCAAGACATCTCTTAAAGGTGTGGCCGGACAAGATTTGTATTATGTCAAGGCCAAGGGCGATCTCAATAGCTACTACGGCATGACAGCACAAGACCCTTTGCAGCTGGACACACTTTTTGACGAGGACGACCCCGACAATCTTTGGAGTGAATGCACCGACGACCCGGAGGGCAGTTATAACGAGCATCTCCCCCACTTGTTTTTGCCTTACCAATGGGGCGTATGGACAACCGCTCACACCCGCAAGCGCCTAAAAATAGCGCAATGGGCCGCGGGCAAAAATGGCGTGTACTGCGACACGGACAGCGTCAAATACATGGGTAATATTGATTTAGCGGAGTTTAACAAAGCGGTGAAACAGCTTGCGAAAGATAACGGCGCTTGCGCTACAGACCCCAAAGGCAATACTCATTACATGGGGGTATACGAGCAAGAGCGCAGCTATGCGGAGTTTATGACGTGGGGCGCAAAAAAATATGCGAATACCTATAAAAAGGGAGGGCCAATTACTACTACCATAGCAGGAGTTAGCAAGCGGAAAGGCGGTTTGGAGCTGGCCCTTTGGGGTGGTTTTGAGGTATTCAAGCCCGGCTTTACGTTCTGTTTTGCCGCCGGAAATCAGGTTATTTATAATGACCGGCCCAATGTGCCCGATTTTGTGGTTGACGGGCATACGGTACATATAACAAGAAACCTGTGTATTTGTGATAATACGTACACATTGGGAATTACCGACGAATACGCAAAGATATTAGGGTACAAGATTATGGAGGTTGTCTGATGATTAAACTGTACACTGATGAAGGTTGGCCGAACTTTTCTGAAAAGGATGGCATTTTGTCCACCGGAGCATCTATTATTTTTATATGGGGCGGACGTGGTACCGGCAAGACCTACGGAGCGTTAAAGTACGTGCATCAGACCGAGGAAGAATTTCTATATCTGCGCCGCACGCCGCAGCAGGCGGAACTTATTTGTGCTTCACCCAGTATGTGGCCGTGGTCTCCGTTGAACGATGATTTGCAAACACATTACGCCCCGTTCAAATTGCCCAAAATAGCGGGACTGTATGAAGTGGGCAACGCGGGAGCCTACACGGATACAGGGGCGCCCATAAAACCGGCCAAGATGTCGGGCGTAGTGGGTAGTGTGGTGACTCTTGCTCGCACCCGTGGTTTTTCAAGCCCCCATACCAATATAATTATCTTGGACGAATACCAGAAAGAAGAATCCGACTATTACCGGCGGGGTGAGGGTGTGGGCCTTGCCAACATTTATGAGACGGTCAACCGTAACCGCGAATTGCAAGGGCAAAAGCCCCTGACGCTGTTGTGTATGTCGAACGCTGTTGGCATGGCAAACCCCTATTATATGCAGTGGGAAATCACCGATACAGTCGAAAAGATGATCGGCAAGAAAGAGCGCGTAAAGCTGTTGGCCGATAAAGGGATTCTTTTGATTGATCTTGTGGACAGCCCTATTGCCAAAGAGAAAGCCAATACGGCCCTCTATAGGTCCATGACCGGAACGGACTTTTATAGGTCCGCTATTGAAAACCAGTACAGCGCCGAGGAGAAAAGTCTTGTTGTATCCCGGCCCCTCCGGGAATACTACCCACTTGTTCAAATTGGGCGGTGCTGCATCTATGAGCATAAGAGTAAACCCCTCTACTATGTGTGCAGGCATCGGTCCGGCGAGATGCCCACATACGGCACTGGCGATTATGAGCGTAAACGATTCAGGGCCGCGTATGGGTATATCTGGCCCGCGTATTTGCAGAGGCAAATTGAGTTTGAGCGCTACTCGGATGAAATTTTCTTTCGCGAGTATTGCGGTACTTGACTTTTTTATACGGGTAGTATATATTAAAGTCAATCCCAGGTGCCCACAGGCAGCCCCCAGAAGGGGCGGGCATGCGTTAGCCAGCGCAAGAACCTGGGATTTACTTGTATCTGTATGGGAGGTGATGTTATATGAACGTTTATGCAGTTTTGGCCGTTCTGGTGTTTATCGGCATGGATGTTATCAGTGGGATGGTGAAAGCCTTTTCTACTACTGGTTTCGATTCCAGCGTAATGCGTCAGGGGTTTTACCACAAACTTGGTGAAGTTCTGGCCGTGGGGTTGCTCGCTGCCGCTGATTTTTACTTGCCCATTGTCGGCGTCAACGTCGATGTGTCTTTCTCGGCCATCGGTAGCGCCTATTTTGTTTTGATGGAAATTGGCAGCATCATCGAGAATATCGGAACGATCAACCCTGAATTGGTGGGGCCCCTTACTAAAATTTTTGCAAAACTCAAGGGGGATTAACCATGGGTTGTTATATCATTTTCGCCCAGTCGATCACAAACGAGCACGCGTTTCTGCTGGCTGACCTGTGCACTCGTTTGAAAATCGGCTACTATAGCGACTGGGCAGACGTCGCCCACACGCGGCAGTGTTGCGCAGTGGGCCCTCTGTCCAAAGGAGACAAAGACCAGGTCGTTAAATGCCTGGCACATGACACATACGTTGTAATGGAGGCGACAAAAGTTGAAAATCAGTGAAAAAGCGGCCCTTGCAATGGCCGGATACACCAAAGCAGAGATCGAAGCTATGGAGAAGCCCGTGCCGCAGCCCGTGCCGCAGCCCGCGCAGCAGCCCGTGCCGCAGCCCGTGCCGCAGCCCGCGCAGCAGCCCGTGCCGCAGCCCGCGCCGCAGTATGACGGCCTCGAAACCCTGTTGCGGGAGATTTTGCAGGGCCAGCAGACCAGCGCCCAGGCAATGCAGACTATGACCCAGACGTTGCAGGCAAACGCGCTGGGCCTTGGTATCCAGCAGCAGCCGGCGGCGGATGCCGCAACGGTGACGGCCCGAATCATCGACCCGACTTATGGAAAGGAAGTGAAGTAATATGCCAACCGGTATGGTTTTTGCGGACATTGCCGCAATTCTGACAGAGATTAACAAACTGGCCACCGGGCAGGAGCCGACGTCGCCCATCGTGAACACATACAATTTCGTTTCTGTTGCGCATGCCGTATTGCAGACCGGTGCCGACAACTACACCAAGGCGATTAGCCAGGTGTTGGGCCGCACCATCTTTGCTGTCCGCCCCTATGACGCGCCCCTAAAGCGCTTGCAGGTCACCGGCAACGACTGGTCTAACCATGTGCGGAAGATCAATTTCTGCGACACTGACCCCGTCACCGATAAGGCGTGGGCGCTGGTGGAGGGCCAGAGCGTGGATATGTACGAAGTCCACAAGCCTAAAGTCCTTCAAACTAACTACTATGGCCAGACCAATTACAGCCGCGTGTACACGCAGGCTGATACCCAGATGGAAGCGGCCTTCAAAGGCCCCGAGGAACTGGCGCAGTTCTGGTCCTCGTTCGTACTGCATCTGTCGAACCAGATCGAGGCAGACCGGCGCAACCTGGCCAACAACCTGATAGCCAATCATCTGACCGGCATGACTACGACCAACCCCAAGAGCATTGTTTATCTGCTGGATGAGTACAACGCCCAGCAGGGCACGAGCCTGACTGTGCAGGACGTGTACAAGGAAGCGAACTTCCCGGGGTTCGCAAAATACGCCTATGGCCGTATCAATGATATTTCCCGCCTTATGAAAGAACGCACCATCAACTGGCATCAGAACTGGAATATCGGCGGCACGGCGTACAACATCATGCGACACACTCCCTATGATCGCCAGCACCTCTATCTGTACAGCGGTACGCAGAGCCAGATCGACGCCCGCGTGATTCCCGATGTGTTCCATGACAATATGCTGAAATACCGTGACGCGGAACAGGTCACTTTCTGGCAGAACATCGACGAGCGCGAGACCATTTCTGCAACACCTATTGTGACCAACATTAACGGCGAAGCCGCCAAGGGTGCCGCGGTGAAGCTCTCAAATGTGTTCGGTTGCCTGCTGGACTGGGATACAATCGGCTATACTCCGAAGCTGTCCCGCGTGGTTCCTACGCCCATGAACGCCCGTGGCCTGTATACGAATTTCTGGTATCACTACGGGTGGTCGTGGTACGATGACTTCACCGAGAACGCCGTGCTCTTCCTGATGACCGCCAAAGACGTCACAGTGCCCAGCAAGGGCGAAGCAGCCAGAGCCTCCACCCTTAAAACCACCACGCACAAGGACGCGGACCCCTCTAAGTCCTGACCGGCACCGGCGGGCATATGCCCGCCGGTTATTTTATAGGAGGTGCAAAATGCAAGCTATTTTTTACCTGTTTGCAAAGCGCACAAACAGCACAAAGCGGCCCAGCGGCGGTCAGGAGTTTGGAATTGACCTTAAAGCCCCTTGCAACATCATTGACCCCGAGATCAAGATTGCAACACAAAGTGACCCCACCGTGTACAATTATTGCTACCTTCCCACATTCAGCCGGTATTACTGGGTTAAAAATTGGACGTATGCCGACGGTCTATGGGTGGCCTCTCTGACTGTTGATACGCTGGCAAGCTACCGCGACCAGATCGGGTACTCTACCGAGTATGTGGTTAGATCGGCGGCAAAGTTTGACCCGAAAATTGCAGATAATTTGTACCCCACCAAAGCAACGATCACCACGAGGACCGTTTATACAAATTCAACGCCGTTCACGGATGACCCGGAAAGTGGCAGTCAAGGATTTTTTGTTGTGGCCGTCAATGCCCCTGGGTATGTGTCATTTGGTGGTGCAATTTATCTTGCAATGAGTGGCACCACGTTTCAAAAACTCATGGCGGCCCTTTTGCAAAATACTGATTATCTGAATATTAGCGCTGACGAGATCAGCAGCAACTTGACTAAAGCACTTTTCAATCCTATTCAGTACATTTCTAAAGCATTCTGGATACCTTGTGGCAATACCGCTATTGGTACCCCCATCCATGAAATCCCCGTCGGGTGGTGGAAAATGCGAAATATCGGAAACGCTTATGTTATAGCGAATAATAATGACAAGCAGGTATTTACGTTCAGCATTTCGACGCCCCATCATCCGCAGCACCTTACAAGGGGCGTTTATACAGACGGCGCACCCTATTCCGAGTATACGCTGTATTGTCCGCCCTTTGGGGAAATCAAATTAAATGCCAACCTGTTTGTGTTGCAAAGCACGTTGTATTGTAGATTAACTGTTGATTACCGTACCGGTGATGCAATACTGGACTTGTCATTTAATAAAGATTTCAACACTATTTTCTTTTCCACGTCCGGCAACGTCTCGGTACCTGTGCAATTGGCTCAAATTACAACCAATGTAAATGAATTAGCAAGTTTGGGTGGGCTGATTCAAACCGCGTTGGGTGCTGTTGCAGGCGGTATCGAGTCCTTTTTCGGCGGGGGCGATGTTATAAACGGTATCGCCTCCGGGGCCGAGCAAATGACCGTTTCGAGTCAATCAAAAGGCGGAGGGGCCAGCGTCGCAAAATATGGCATCACCCCATATTTGACAGGTGCGTTTTATGATCTTGTGGACGACAACAACGAGCACCACGGGCGGCCCCTGTGTCAGAAGGTGCAGCTGTTCAGTATCCCGGGGTTCATAATGGTAGACGACCCTGATATTGCGTTGCCCGCAACAGCCGCCGAGATTGACAGCGTCAAAAGCTATATGAAAAATGGATTCTTTTTAGAGTAGGAGGCGCAAACAATGGCAGTATATAAACAGTGTATTACTGACGTGTCGCCAATCAGAGTGACCGCCGGTTATCCGGCGTACTCGGACGGAAGCCCCCACAGGGGCATTGACACGGTTCACGGCAATCATAAAGCCTACGCGCCCGAGGCGGGCGTTGTGGTCGTGGCGCAGCGCTGGAATGGCAGTACCTCGGGCGATCAGTCGTGGGGCAATATGATCAAAGTCAGAATGGCCGACGGCACCACATGGCGAGCTGCGCACTTTGCATCGCAGATTTGGAACGTTGGTGACACGATTACAAAGGGTCAGTTTATTGGCACACAGGGGCAGACTGGATACGCAACGGGCATTCACACGCATTGGGAGTACGCCGATGCCGCCGGAAACCTGAGGGACCCGTCCAGCATTATCAGAATCCCGAATCAGGTCGGCACATGGGAAGTAGAATGGGACTCCGGCGGAGGCCCTGACCCTGGGCCGGGTCCCGGGCCGGGTCCCGGGCCGGGACCATGGCCAACCGGTAAGTTGCCTATTTGGTTGCTGTTTAAAATGGCAAAAGGGAGAGGCGTACGATGAACAATAATGTGATGTTTTCCAGCAAGACGGATGTGTGGGCGACGCCGGAGAACGCGAAGTGCAGGAGATTCTACACGAAGGAACAGGACGGACTTGCGCAGCCTTGGACGGGCCGGGTGTGGTGCAATCCGCCGTATGGCCGGGAAATTGGCAAGTGGGTAAAGAAAGCCTTTGAAACTGCTGCGCGGGGGGGATTAGTGGTAATGCTGCTACCCGCGCGGACAGATACGAGGTGGTTCCATGACTACATATACGGAAAGGCGGAGGTTCGATTCATCCGCGGGCGGCTGAAATTTGGCGACAGCAAAAACAGTGCGCCTTTTCCGAGCATGGTTGTGATTTTTGGAGAGAAAGGAGGTCGTCTGTTATGAGTGCGCCCTACAGCTATGAGCAAATCAACGCTCATGTGTCGCCGGTGACTCCCTCCGTGATGCACACCAAGGGCAACAGCTTATCCTATTATTTCCGCAAATATCTGTTCCTTGAGGCCGTGTCTATGGTCCGGTGGGTGCTCCCCGACACATGGCCCAGTAACCGCTTGCAATATCTTGTTTTTGGTTCCGGCGGTGTTACGGTGTTCAATACTGACCGTTACGGCCTGGTATATGACCGAATGGGATTGACCGGCATTAACATTTTTTACAATCCCACACACTCCATCATTGCAAACCCTTTTATCAAAGGGTCCCCCTATTTGCAAATCGGAAAGCAGTGCGAGATCATCAATTTGCAGCCCGATTACCGCGGTATGGTGGATATTGTGGCCTATTATGGGGATATGATGGCCCTTGCGGCCCAGACCATCCAGAGCAATTTAATCAACAGCCGGTTGGCGTATGTGTTTGCATCTGGTAACAAGGCCGGTGCAGAATCTTTTAAAAAGATGTTCGACCAGATCATGCAGGGCGACCCCGCGGTATTCGTTGATTCGTCTTTGCTCAAAGCACCAAAAAATGGGGCATCCGGGCAAGCCCCTTGGATGTACTTTTCGGCAGACCTCAAAGGGAATTTCATTACCAACGAACTGTTGACAGCCCTTAAAACCATTAAAGCCCTGTTCGATACGGAAGTCGGCATCCCCAACACCAACACCAGCAAAAAAGAGCGGATGTTGACCGACGAAGTCAATTCTAACAACGTTGAGACAGCAGCCAAAGCATCGCTATGGTTGGATAGCTTGCAGCATGGGTGCGAGCGGGTCCACAAGCTCTTTGGAATTGACAAATCTACTTTATGGGTCGATTGGCGTTTTCCGCCCGACACTGGGGCGCAGGAGGTGAACAACGATGCACGCAACATTGAGCTTTAACGGCCTGTTGGCAAGATACCCACAACTGTTCGACGACTTGAAAGTCCCTGACAATGTCTCTAAAGACGCTGTTTGCAATCAATTACTGTTTGATACGCTGGAATTGGAGGTATTATACGCGGATGGCCCCACTATGAGCAGGGCGCTTGGCGTCTATTCTGAAACCATGCTCCCGAGCTGGACCCGGTACGCCGAGGCGCTGGGCCTTAAATACGATGTTTTGGCGTCGGATGACCGAACCAGAACAACCAACCACTCCGGGACCGGCACCGGCACAAACGGCGTCAAGGGAACGACAACCAGAGTGCCGAACTTGACCACCACTGGCCAAAATAACGGCAGTGACAGCACTACCCGGGATGTTACGGGGTTTGACAGCGGGACATTGCAAACCGCAGAGAGGAGCACTACGGCCCTCGGTACTGGGAACACCATTACCAGCAGCGGTACGGATACGACCACCGCCGATCAGACAACCACCTCGGAGTCGCACGACAACTACAATGATACCGTGACCGAGAAGGGCCGGGCAGGGCGAGACCCTCAAGACCTCATTGCAAAAGAGTTGTCACTTGCAATGGAAAATGCGGTGCAAAAAATCGTTATGGACATCCGGGCAAACTTTTGTTTGCTGGTATATTAAGGAGATGTGATTTATGAATATTAATCCTATTCACCGAGCGCCCTACACCAATTTCCATGATCTCAATCTTGATTGGATTATGGACGAGCTGAACGAGTTCAATACCAAACTTACGAATTTCGTCAGCCTGGCAACGATCAAGTACGCGGACCCCCTCCAGTGGGACATTACAAATCAGTACGAAACAAACACCGTAGTTGTGGATAGCAACGGCAACGCCTATCTTTCCGTGCAGCCGGTGCCGTCCGGTGTTTCTCTGGACCGTACCGAGTTCTGGACCAAAATTGGCAATTTCGACGAGCTTTGGGCCGATGTGAAAAAAGCCATTACTCCCAACGATGAGGGGCATAGACCCACCGCGACAGTCGCAAGAGCGGTCAACGATCTTGTCTGGGTCAATGGGGCACTTGTACGTGTCACAAGAGCAATGAACGCCGGTGATGCTTACGTGCCCGGCTCCAACTGCGTTAGCAGCTCCACTAATGAAGTTTTGCACTACCTTATCACGGCGTTTAATGAGGGCCTGAGCGTCGAGCAGACGGCCCGGAAGAATGCCGACAACCAGCTCCAGACGGCTATTGAAGCAGAGAAGACGGCCCGGAAGAATGCCGACAACCAGCTGCAAAATAGCATCAATCAAATACAGACGTATGTATCGGCGCTGGGGGCAGGTATTAAAGCAAACGATCAGAGCGCCGCAGCACAAAATACATTAACGCTACAACAGCTGTTGGATGCCGGACAGACAGTATATTTCCCGAACGGAACTTATTATATGTCAGATGCCCTATATATGAAAAGAGGTTGCGGAATAATCGGTGAGAACATGCGCAACACAGCCATTATATGGATCACCGCCAGCAATGGAATTATTTACGACCTCGAATACAAGGCCCCCAATACATACGATGACATTTATTTTACGATTCGTATCGAATCGCTGGCGCTTTATGGAGTAGGGGCCACCAACGGGGCAGGAAGCGGCATTTATATCCGTAACAAAACATGGATGGACACGGCAAACCAAAATCACGAAGAATATCGCAAGATCAAAGGTGATTCCTATGCGCTGGAGTGCCGCAATAGTGTTATCAGGGACATTATCGTATCTGAGTGGTCCATTGGCATCAATTCGAGCTTATATATTGCATATGTATCCATTATCAATGCTTTTGTGGATACCTGCGATTTGGGAATCGACGCAAAATTTTCTGATTCGGAATTATGTAATATTGTAGTAACTTTTTGCTATAATGGCGTTTTGTGCGAAACCGAGGCGAACAAATGGTGTAACCTGGCGATTAAGATGAACGGATGGCGTGCATCTTATGATGCTTCACACACCATTACGGGATCAATCGCCTTACATTTGTATCACGCAAAACGTGAACTATTTTGCAACACTGAGGTACAGGAGAGCTACGCTAACGGAGTAGTTGTCGAAAAAACAAGTAATAACATCGTGTTTTCCGGATTATTGCTCGATGCAAATGGATTTAAGGTTCCTGTAGGAACCGAGGAAAATAATATTGGCATCCAAATACTGGGGGGCTGCTACAATATCCGGGGCACGATCCTTGCTACAAACAAAAATGATATAAAATGTCAGCGTGTCGGCATTTATGTATCACCCAATTGTGGCAATATTGATCTCCAATATGCCGAACATGAACAACAGATTAGCGCATGGACCCTTGGCCGGAATACTTGCCGCAGCATAACGACAGCTAAGATCAACAACATTACAAAGATTACAGCCGCCAACTTTACAAACGGGGCTGATGCAAATTATGCATCTTTCGATGGCCGGTATTTGCATATTGCAATTCACGGCTATTTCATCGAGGATGTCAGTGCAGGCGCAAATTTCTCTGTTGCGTCCGCGTTTGGTGATATACCTTTTGCAAGTCTCCCCGGTAACGTTTACAGAGATATTTATCTGTATAATTCCACCGACAACACACTTGTACAAGCATCCTATGATAATACTACCGCAAGTGTTATCATTAAGCCCCCTGTAAAAACCGGCAAACAAATCAACTGTGAAATTACATTTGATATGCTTTAATATCTTGTAATAGTCCCTATTTAGTGCCCACTCCCCTACCCTAAGGGGTGTGGGTACTATATTTTGTGTCTATTGACATTTTGCACAAAGATTTAGCCGTTGGGGAAGAAAATTTTGTGCAATCTGCTATTACGTG